GCAACAGAGACAAACACTGTACCAAACGGATCTTGCCACATTGGGAGCGGAAACGCTTAAACAGGTGATGTTAGACCCTGATGCACCAGCAAGCGCAAAGGTTAGCGCAGCCAGGACATCGCTCGAGCTTGCTGGCGACCTGGTAAAAGGTGCAGATGGTTCTATCGATGGGCGTAACCTCGCCGAGCTAACGCCTGACCAGCTGGCTAGTATGATAGATCGATGGGAAAATGAACGCGCGGAACTAGCTAAAGACGTAACAACAGCGCAAAACTCAGAAAAAACCTAATAAAAACAATGCAACGATTAGTACAATCGGGACTATTTGTATAATAATGTGACCCCGATCGACCCCACCCCGTGGCCTATTCCGATCGGTGGCATCATGTGTATTATGGCGGTCGCTACAAATTTTACGCAATTTTGAACTTTTGCTCTGTTTCGTTGATTGATGCTGCCAACAGCTGTATAATGCAATCAACAGTAACGGAAAACGATAAACAATGTCAGTTAATCTTTCGGTGGGTAGAGGGGAGAAACGCCCTACAAAAGATGGTGCTGGTTTAAGTGATGATGGGCGCGACAAGTACAACAAAGCAACGGGGTCTAACTTAAAACGCGCTGTAACTGAAGCGAACCCAACTGGCGAGGCAAAGAAAAGAAAAAAAAGTTTCTGCGCTCGAATGTCGGGAATGAGAGGCGCAACAAGCAAGAACGGCGAACTAACCCGAAAGGGCGCAGCATTAAAACGATGGAGGTGTAATTTATCATGAGTTTATACGAAAATATTAACAAGCGTAAAAAGGCTGGCACGAGCCGACCAAAAAGCGAAAGCACTATTAGCGACAAGTCATATTCTAATATGAAGGCTGGCTTCCCAAACAGCAAAAAGAATAAGGCCAAAAAGAAATCCAAGATGGCTAAGTCTATGGGGTACTCATAATGCCTAACCTAACACCAAAGCAAAAACAGATAGCTGGCGCAGCTGATCCTAAAAACAAAATAACTGGTGCTGACTTCAAGGCATTACGCAACCAGCCTCGCTCTGCAAAGAAGGGCGCTGAAGCAAAAAAACAAGCCAAGAAATCTCGAATGGCCTCTGCAATGGGATATGGGAATAGCTAATGTCACAACCACGCGACTACACCAGACAGTTTAATTTTAAGGATTATCAGGCGACAACGCCAGCTGATCCGTTACCAGGTACACAAGTAGACGCGGAACTTAACGCGGTTAAGCTAACCTTAGATGATTTAAACACCAACATTGCCAAGGTTCAGCGTGATGATGGCAAGCTGGGCAATCAGGCGGTACACAAGGATGCTTTTGATCCAGGTGCATTAGCATTGATTAACGTTACTGGATTTACTCCCCAGGGTGATTGGACAACGGGGAGATCTTATGCTGTTGGCGACATAGTAGATTTTAACAGCGGAACGTATTTAGCTACTGCGGCGCACACATCTAGCTCTGCTTTTGCTACTGATAACACTGCAAATAGGTGGATATTGATAGCGAACGCGGCCATATCTGGTACAAGTTCAGCGGTAGATAAGTTCGAGGGTGACGGAACTACAACAGTCTTTACTTTAACATACACTTATGCGTCCACGACATCGATACAAGTATTTGTTAACGGGGAGCTATTAAACCCTACTGATGACTATACGATTAGCGGCAACCAGCTAACGTTATTTACTGCACCTGGATTACCCACGGTGTCCGGCAATGAAAACGTGATTGTGTGGGGTGCTAGTGTTGTGGGGCAAGCTGCTGCTGATGCTGCTTCTGCAAGCGCTTCGAACGCCAGTGGTTTTGCGGATGAAGCGGATAACTGGGCGCGAAAGACTACTGGTCTTGTTGAAAGCGCCGATTATTCATCGAAAGCCTATGCGATAGGCGGCACGGGCGTTGATGCTGGTTCTGGCTCTGCGAAAGATTGGGCTACCAAAACAAGTTCTACTGTTGGAAATACCAGCGAATATTCGGCTAAATACTGGGCGACACAGGGTAATGTACCGATTGTTGCTACGAATATTTCTGATGTAAACACTGTTGCTGGTATAAGTTCGAACGTAACAACGGTTTCCGGCATATCGGGCAATGTTACGACGGTTGCTGGTGTTAGCGCGGCTGTTACGACAGTTGCCGGAATATCAAGTAATGTTACGGCTGTTGCTGGTGATGCGGCTGATATTGGCACAGTTGCGGCTGATTTGGGTGGTTCGGATACAATTGGAACGGTTGCTGGATCTATTACGAATGTAAATACTGTAGCTTCTAATGTATCGGATGTTAGCACAGTATCAGGAGTTTCCGGCAACGTAACGACTGTTGCTGGTATATCTAGCAATGTCACAACTGTCGCTGGCATATCAGCTAACGTTACGACTGTAGCCGGACAAACAACAAATCTGCAAAACGTCACTGATAATCTAAGCGCCATTCAAAACGCTGGCACAAATGCAACTAATGCGGCTTCGAGCGCCACGGCTGCTGCGTCTTCCCAAACTGCTGCTGCGGCTTCGCAAGTTGCGGCTGCGGCCAGTGCTTCTTCTGCGGCAAATTCTTTCGATAGCTTTGACGACAGATATTTGGGGGTCAAAAATTCTGACCCGACAACCGACAATGACGGTGATGCTTTAGCTAGTGGTATGCTTTATTTTTCTAGCTCAGAAAACATTATGAAAGTGTATGATGGTGCTAGTTGGATTGCTGCAACATCAGCAGGGAATGTATCCCTAACAACATATCAGTATTCAGCGTCAGGCGGTCAGACAACATTCTCTGGCTCTGATGCTAACAGTGCTACACTAAGCTATACTGTTAATAATATACTTGTGACATTGAACGGCTCATTGCTGTTTAACGGCACTGATTACACTGCAACGAATGGTACGAGCGTTGTATTAGCAAGTGGTGCAGTTGCAAGCGATGTGCTGCAAGTTACTGCTTTCAAGTCGTTTACTACGGCTGATATGGTTCCAGCTTCTACTGGCGGTACTTTCTCAGGAAATGTGACTGTTAGCGGTGATGTAAAAATTAACAGTGGTGGAACACATGTTGGTTCAATTAAAAATGTAAGTTCTGACTTTGTTATTCAATCAATTATATCTGATCAAAATATTATATTTAAAGGGAATGATGGTGGCTCTGTAATAAACGCACTATCTCTCGATATGTCTGAGAATGGTGTAGCTAATTTTGCAGCTGGGGCTAATTTCGAAGGTGATATAAGTATTACTGCGGCTACTAACGCAAAACTTACAATTAATGATAATGTGGGTGAGGTAGGTTCTGGAAACTTAGCTTTTCAAGCCTCGAACTCCGCAGGGTCAGCTTTGAAACCAATGGGCTTTAGGGCTGAAGATATAAGGTTTGCAGTTAGTTCATCAGAAGTTTTGCGTATTGCTAGCAACGGTGACGTTGGCTATGGAAAAAGTTCGCCAGGAAACCCAGGTTGGGCTAGAAACGTACACATTCACGGCTCTGGCAATGGTGGTGGATTAAAGCTAACTGACAACACATCTGGCAGCGGCAATAATGATGGTCTTGATATTGCAAGCTATCAAGGTCATGCATATTTTATTAATCGTGAAAATGCAACTATGAGGTTTCATACAAACGATGCTGAAAAGGCAAGATTGGATGCTGATGGTCACTTTTATGTTGGTACTTCTGATTCACAACCACCTACAAATAACGATGCAAGTGGTATTTGTTTAAGATCAGATGGTAAGGTTGCAGCAAGTCGCAGCAACGGTATCTCTGGCGACTTTAACACTGGTGCAGACGGTGAGGTAGTTTGGTTTAGAAAAGCAGGTACTGAAACAGGAAAAATTGCAATAAGTGGTAATGACTTCAAAATCTTTGGCAGTGTGTCCAACATTGGTGGTATTCAGTTTGGACACAGCAAAATGATGCCAATGAAATCAGGTAGTTTGTCTAATGGTGGAACTGATTTAGGGTCTTCTTCCTATCGTTGGAAAGACCTCTACCTCTCTGGCGGTGTCTACCTTGGCGGCACTGGGTCGGCTAATAAGTTGGACGACTATGAGGAGGGAACTTTTACTCCTACATTTGGAGATGGTAATGGAACTCACCAAGCCGTTACAGGTGCTGCTGGCAGATATACAAAAATAGGACAAAGGGTGTTTGTTGAAGCTACATTTGTAAGAAACAACACTACAGGAACTGACGGAAATTTAAGAGTGGGAAGTTTGCCATTTACAAGCAGCAGTAACAGTTCCGCCACTTTCGTCACTGGGCATATGTGGATTGATAACGGTGGGCCATCTACTGGTGCAGGAGATGAAGTAGGTGCAGCTTATTTAGGTGGAGGCTCGACAAGCGTATTAGGTGTTAAGTCTACTACAAGCGCCCAACAAGCAAATATTAGATATTTTCAATACAGCCAAGTTACAAATGGTAGACCAGTTTCTATATCTCTTGTCTACAGAACAGATTCATAACCCACTGCATAGCTTTGGGTCGGACAGTCCACAACCATCATAGGAGATAAACAAGATGGCACTAACAGAAG